GGTCGCGCGGTCGCTATGTTCGATGCAATGCAGCAGTTCCTCGGCACGCCGGTGTCCTACGTCATCGGCAAGAAACTGAAAGCGCTCACGGGTGAGGCTACTATGTTGATCAAGACCAAGCTTTCGAACATGGGAGAGGAGTGGGTCAAGTGTGGGCGTCGCGTGGAGATGGCCACCTGGGTGCTGGAGTTCGACTGGGGGCAATACGACTGGTCACGCATGCGCGACGACCTACTGTTCGCACTGGAGGTGCTTCAGTCGTGGTTCGAGGCGCGCGATCCGACTGAGGCGCATGTCATTCGCTTCGCCTTCGGTGCTCTCCGTCGCGCCCTGCTGGAGTACTATTTCGTACTAGATGATGGGGGAGCTGTCGAGGTTCAGGACGGGGCGACGCCGTCGGGATTCAGCCTCACATCCGAGATCAACTCGGTCATCAACGCCCTGGCGCAGATCGCCACGCTCAAACACATGGGTCTCGAGTTCGGGAAGGACTTCATCCCTTGGGCCGGGGGGGATGATTCCCTCGTGCTGGGATACAGCGTGCAGCGCCCAGACGTCAAGATTTTCATCGACGCGATGAATGCGCGCTGGAACGCGAACATCAAGGCTAAGGACACGTTTCTTCACGAGGGTCGCATGCTTGTCGACCGCCTTCAAGCTGTCTTTCCACCGGGTACGGACCTGGACGCAGGCACAGGGCGCATCACGCACCTGGCTGACTGGCAAGTGGCTAATGAGGCTATCGTCGTCGACCACTCACGAGGAATGTCGCACCGCATAGGCTTCGATTTCAACAAGCCAAAGTTTCTCGGCTATCATTGGCGATGGGACCTCAAGGCGATCAGAAAGGTAGAGACGCTCCGCGAGCGTCTACTAATGCCAGAGGGCGTTGTTAACTCTCTCGCCCTTGGCAGGTCTATGTGGCTGGGCTGCGCCATTGCAGGCTACAACAATGAGAACATCGTGAATCAGTTGAAGGTGCGCATGATGATGTCCCGCGAGATCGAGCTCTACACATGGACCGGTTTCAAGTACGAGGAGCTCTCTCGCGCGCTGGCGGCCACCCGCCACGACACCAGCGACTACATCCTCTGTCCTGAGGTACTACGCAACCGCTGGAGTGGCGCGCGCATGCCCGCGACCTCACAGGTCATCGAAGCTTTCACTCGCGATTTCGATTCAGTCATGGACTACGCATACGATCTGTTTGTCCGCGGCTCAGACGGAGAGCTCAA